CCATTCGATAGTGTCTACAAATAGTGGCAACTCTATATCTATAATTTTAATTTTAGAACCACCAGACGCAAAAGACGGTCTGATAGAGATTTTATTTCTAATAAGAATCTCTTTTACAAAATACATCGATATCTTGTATTTCACAGATAACTCTTGCATGGTGCTGCCAACTTGATAATCTTCACAAAGGGTCGATTCATTAATTTTAACACCTACATCAACTGGATATTTACATAATATTCTATGAACAGCAGATGTACTATGTCCAAGACATTGAGAGATAGATTCAATTGTTTGTCCTTCTTTTCTAAGTCTTAGGACTTGCTGTACAAAAACTGGATCAAACCTCGACTTCTGGGCCTCCGCTTGATTCTTATGTAAACCAAGATGAATACAAAGCTTCATCATAGTCCGTCTAGGAACATTAAACTCGTTCGCTATCTCCTCCTGGGTCTTACCAACCTCGTACAACTCTCTAACGCGCTGTTTCTGTTCCTCTGTGAACTGCTGACTGACTGGAACTGGTGCCTGAGACATGATGACCTCCTTTTCTGATATGTACTATCGAAGGAAGTTAACACATAAATTACCTTCTTTCCATATTATGTCATAATATGGTCAGAAACTTATTTTCGATTCAATAAGTTTCTACCTACGAAAAGGGCCGGATTTCTCCGGCCCTTTTATTTGTCCAGTATTATGACTAGTTATAGGTTGCTGACAGTGATCACACCGTAATAAAGGCCACCATCCTCGATCAGTTTCTTGCCGTATCTCGTCATGATTCCCTTGGACGGCGAGAAGGAGTTCGGGTCGAGGACCGTAGGGGTGCTGAGCATCGGGATGTACGGCGCGTAGAAGTATCCGCTGTCGAGCACCGAGCTGCCCTTGAAGCCGAGCAGGATCTTGCAGTTCGGGAAGAGCGGGTCCTTGAACAGCTTAATCTTCCCCTGGATGGTGCCTGCAGAGGTGATCCCGATGTCAATGCCATCCTGGGCGAGGGCGTCACTACCACGGAAGTCGTTCAGCTGTTCGAACTTGCTGGCGATATCCGCGCTGGTGACCATCCAGTTGGCGGGACCACGGAGTGTGGTCCTATGGATGACATTCGCGACCTCCAGCACCTTGTAGAGGAGCGCGATGTTGCGATCTGTGAAATTGACCGAGGCTCCCGCAGCAGTCCCGAAGTTGTGGACGGCACGGATCGAGGACGCGATGATCAAGTCGTTAATGATTTCGCGGTCGATCTCTGCAACCATTTCGTCGGCCATGAGGTCGGTGAGTGTTCCCTCTGCATCAATGTTGTGGACGCTCTTGAGGTCCTGGGCCGCTTCGAGCGACCAGGTGGTCTTGAGCTTACGAGTAACGGCGCTCACGCTGTCCGAGTCAATGGACATCGTGATTTCAGGCTGGAACGGGTTGTTTTCGAGATCGAACTCGTAATCCGCCCGTGCAATGGCTCCTGCAGGGACTGCAGCCGATGGGCCAGAGAGGGTAATCTTGACTTCGCCCGTGCTGTGGTCGAAGTAGGTAGCTGTCGGCGTGGTGTCCACGATAAAGGCTGGACAATCGGTACTTGAGCCGACCAGAATGAACTCTGGCATGCCGTTGGCGTCGAAGCTGACCTGGAGGCACGGGGTAGCATCTTCGCAGTTGTCCGCATCCGACAAGAAGAGGTTAACGACAACCGTTCCGGCCAGGATGGGCTTGTGAATGAGGATGCCGTTGATGACCTTGGCACCGCCGCCGATGGAGAGGTCTTCACCCTTGACCGTCTGGCTGCTGTAGTACGGGTCAAGTGCCCAGCCGTTCTGCCGCGTGAATTGCTGCGCGGTATTCTGGCGCATGATCTGCGTTCCGGCAACCGTCTGGCCCTTGCTGATGGCATAACGGTAGCGGATGTAGAAGATGAGGCTGGCTGGGCCGCTCATCGGCTGGACGCCCACGAGGCTGTCAGCGATGAGGCGGGGGTAGCTCTTGCGGATCATGGGCAGGGCAAAGCGGGTGAAGTCCGCGATGTTGCCTGTGGTTGTTGCTTCCTCGAAGATCGGGGAGCGTGTCTTCGGGTCCCAGGCTTTGAACTGGTTTTCGAGGACAGCCGCCATCAGGCTATACTTCTCTGGTCTGACTTCGAGGCACTTACGGAGGACCGGTGCCCAGCGGTTGATGAGCTGATTCTTGCGGCTTTCGAGCAGCAAGCGGTCTTCACGGTACTGCCGTGCATCCTCCGTGATCATTCTGCCACCAGAGGCGTAATGCTTGGTGGGTGTTCCGGTGCGCTGTTTAAGCATCATGTGTCAAATTCCTTCAAAGGGTCCCAGGGTTCTGGACTACTCCATGAACGCAGGCATACTCTCGATGCCTGCAGCAATCGCTGCTACTTCTCCATCTGCTTGTGCGGGTTTCCCAGCCTCTGGTGCTTTGATCTGGGATTCAACGAGAACTTTTCGAGTGGTCTTTGGTTCGGAGCTTTCGATTCGGACCGCTCCTAGGTTGGCTGGCTTAGCCGAGTCTTCAGGCTGCGGCTTGCTCGGAAGATTCTTGGATTCGAGCATTTTGTTGCGCTGGAGGGCCTTCATAGCGATTTGATTCGCTCTCTTGGCCGTCTCCACCAGCTGTGCCTTGTCCTCGTTGAACTTGTTTACGAGCACTCGCAGCTTCTTGACCTCAGCGACTGCAGCCTGAGTTTCCGGCGTGCTGTTATTATCGACGCCTTCAAGGAGGGATTGGATCCCTCTGAGCATCTTAACAGCTTCGGATTCCCCAATAGCCGCCTGTTTCTCCGCATCTCGATCAATGCTGTTAATGCGTGCTTCAAGGAAGATCTCAACCTTCCTCCGGAGGTTAGCCTTCTCAGCTACCACTTCCTCCAAACAAACCTGCTTGGCCTTCACTAGATTCGCCTGGAGTGTTGCGTCAGCCTCTGCCAAGCACTGGGCCTTGAATGCAGCCAGTTCTTTGGTGATTTCCTCAATCAGCTCTGGCGAACCACCGAGTTGCTTGAGGAGGTCTTTGATCTTATCCATTTGGCTGAATCTCCTGTGCACAACTGTAACTTTGCCTCGCAGACCATTTCATTGACATCTAAATTAACTTTGCCGAAACTGTCATCCTCTATATACTACTTCTAACCAATATGCACCAAGATACCTAGGACGGAAATCCTATGATATGCCTTCATTGTGGATACTGTTGTCTAACAAGTTTAGTGGTGATTGTTGTTGATCCTAAGAAAGGAATTCAAAAAGACAACCTTAGAGGAATTAATTGTTTAGAAGAAAAATGTCCCCATCTTCAAGGATCAAAACCTGGAGAATATTTATGTGCAGTTCATCACGAAAAATGGTATAAGAAAACTCCCTGTTTTTCTCATGGGCAATTAGAAAAAGGAAATACAAATTGTCGTATGGGAGAATTTATTTTAAAAAGAATGAAGATACGAAAACCATGAACAGGAGATAAGAAGTGATCAACGGCCCCTCATTGAGTGTGCCTAGAACCACTTACAAAAAAGGCGATATAATACAATTATCTGAAGAAGGCATTCGGATTTGGAGTTCCTCATATCAAAGTGGTGGTAGGAAGAGCGGGAGGCCAGTTTTACGTCATGATGATATTATTGGTGTCGTGATTAAAGATCAGCTTAGGGATGATCATGCTTTCATCATGAGGTTGCATCATAGTTCCTGTTCCTCTTGGTCGCTTATCTTCTGGAAGCCTGTTGAAAAGGAGGAGGAGTAAATGAAATCCCTCATGAATAAGAAAAAACCAGAACAAGAAATACGAAAAGAAGTGCGCAAATGGCACGGCGCAGCCATAGTCAAGCTGTTGACCGATCAAAAACAACTAGCTAAGATATTCAGAGAACACGAATCGGTTATAGTACAGCCAGAAACAGAAGACATAAAGCTCCAGAAAAGAATCCTCCAGATAGTCGATGAACACTCAGGTGGTATGAAGTTCACCGAACTGCTCGTAGAAGTCCTACACCAACTCCTTTCCGAGAATAACAAACTCAAAACCAAAAAGAAGCCAGTCCCGACTCCTGAACTGCTCCTATACCTCTGCAAAAGACACTCACAGCTCAAAGTCCTTGAATATTCCTGGATCATGGGTAAGAACTTGACCCGCGCAAAATGGTTCGTATATAGACCAAAATGAAGGAGAGAGAAATGTACAAAAAGGGTGATGTGGTGCAGTTATCCGAAAAGGGTATTCGGGCTTTTCCCCCTCCATATAGGAGTGGTGGTGGCAGGAGTAAGAAACCGATGATGATGTGTTATGATATTATTGGTTTAGTTAAGAACGGCGGTTTTCCCATCGGCGGCGTGACGACGTTCGACCCGTATCATATTCTCGTTAAGAGACTGCATCACGAAACTTTTTCTTCATGGCATGTTGACTTTTGGAGGCCCGTGGAACAGAAACAGATCGACCAGTTGACAGAACAGGACAAGGAACTATTAAAGAAATTAAGAAGTGAGATATGTCCAGAATGAACATACTAACCGAACTCGTAAAACTAGTCAAAACCGAAGTAGAACGAGAATATATCATCGAAAGCCCCGCAGGAAATTGTATAATTTCATCAGCAGTGCTACATAGAGTTTTAACTCTTTTAGGAATGAAATCCCAACCACTCAGCGTCAAAGTAGTAGCCTATAACAAACCAATGATGGAATTATTAAAGGAAGGGAAGCCATTACCACAGACAATTGAAGAAATAGACAAGATTGATGGATGGAGCATCGGTGTTGGCTACGGAGATAAGATGCCAGGAAATTGGCCCGGACATCTAGCCGTAAGAGTTGGAAATGCCTTGATAGACATCACTATTGACGCAGCTTCCAGACCAAAGAAAAACATGATAATAAATGAGCCACTGATCTCAATAGGAATATCAGAAGATTTCTTCGCAGGTAAGGAAGATCTGTGGTTAACCGATGAAAATGGGGTACTCCTAATCTATCGAGCCTTCCCTGAGGATGATAGTTATAAAGTCAGCCCAAACTGGTGTGGTAAGAAGCACGCTCCCACTAAAGACATGATCGTGGAGAGAATTATATGGCGCTGGTCTAGGATGCTCAAGAGAGTGCCAACGAATGTAAAATAAATGGAGGCTGATCATGGCATAATGGAGGCTGATCATGGCATGTCTAAGGTGTGGCTACAATCTAACCTGCAACTATACTCCATATAATAGTGGATACCAGGCAGTCATTCTACCATATTCCTATAGAGCGCCACCACCAATAATCTATTATGATTGCTGGAGTGACGTCAATATCAAATACCTATTTGGCGACAACTGGTCTAACCTCTCCAAATGGTTGAAAGAAAAATTTAGACCAAGACAGTTCCTATTGACCAACAAGCCTATTAGTTGGCTGATTAGTTGGTTAGCCAAAGCCCTGATCGGGGGACAAAAATTATAATTCATAAATATACCTGAACTTCTTTTCACCTCTAATCTTAACAAAACCATACTTAGCACAATATTCAGATTCAGTCATACACATCTTACTTGCCTTATTCCATAAAGTCTTCTTATGGCACATATAACCATCATTATCCTTATACCAATAATCAGGGGCTACTTCCCCATCCAATCTCCAATTACTGGCCTTATAAATTGTCCCAACATGATTAAAAGTTGTATCTGCAAAAGAAACCAAC